GCGCTCCCGCCATAAATGCGGGACATCTTTCCATATCGTCATCTGCGTGCTCTCCTCGTGGTCACTGCCGTTTGCGCTCCGCATCCATCTCCCTCAATTGCTGCTCGATGTGGCCGAAGTAGAAGTGGCCACCGGTCTTGGGCTTGCAGAACTCATCGCGGATAACCGCGAACGCGATGATGGACATGAGGGTGATCGCACATCCCATCGTACAAAGTGAGACGATCTTTATCGCACTGTCGAGCATACCTCCCACTTTACCACTAACTCGCCGGCTTCCGGTTCCGCAACTGGAGCGATATCCCGGCGAGGTTCAGAATCGTCAGCAGTGTAATGGCCCCCGTGCCGATCCCCTGCATATTCGCCAGCCGGTCGTTCACGTCGTTCAGCTTCGCCGTCATCTCATCCAACCGCTGCGTAAACCGCGCCTGCTGGTTCTCTACCGACGTGATACGGTTGTCGTCGACGGCGAGCTGGGTGGCGGCGCTCTGGCGGTCCGGCTGCGCGGATACGGCGGTGTGGTACCCGATGAAGCAAGCTGCCACAACCGCCAGAGCTACCAACCATATCATCCGGAGCACAGCCCGTCTCCATATCGTCATCTGCGTGCTCTCCTCGTGGTGTGCATGATGGGCCATGCTCGGTTTAGATGCATCCATAGCCGCATTAGGGGGCATCGTTCGCCTCCGTTGACACTATCTCCAACGCGCAGTTGCAGTTTGGGTGAATTGGCGGGTACTCGACGCCGGGCGCGAACTCAAAGCCGAGCGGCACAACCCCAATATCCTCAAGGTCGTCGCAGATTGGGCAGACATTTTCTTCGCCACTGGTCACCCACTGGACCATCACCGAAAGTCCGGTGAGGTGCCACGCGATGTAGTTGCCGAACGCCTGGGACCGCGCGAGTTCCGTGCGGGCGATGACAGCGGCGCGTTGGGGGGAGAACGTGTAGGCCCCCTGAATTACCCCTGCGAGCTGTGTCGGCGTCCATCCCTCTTCGATGGCCTGGACGACTGTGCGAACCAGATCCTCGCGCGTAGCGTCCGTGATGGCCCACCGGGCGTCCGGATTCTGGACCAGCGATCCATCGGCGAGCCGCTTCATGCCGACCAGTTCCGCGGTGCGGAGCGCCACGAAGCCGGCGATCTCCTCGTCGGTGGCGGCTTCGGTCACCGTAACGCCGGCAGTTGCGGCCTGCGAGCGTCCGATGTCCCCGCCGTTCTCCGCCGAGCGTGTGTAGTAGCCCTGCACCTTTCCGGGCAGCGTGCCCCAGCGCATGTTGCTCATCGCCAGCAGCACGTAAGCCCGAACCATGTTGCGCTGGATCGGCGTCAGCTTCGCGCCGAAGAGAAGCAGCTCGCGTTCGAGGTCCTCGTCCCCAGATGGCTTGTCCTGCTCCTCTTCGTCGGCCTTGATGGCCGTCTTGGCGCCGTACTGGGCGATCCATGCCTTCCCGACACGCCGTGCGCCCTGCGAGAGCCAATGGCCAACCCTCGCCGTCATGAATTCGATGTAACGGTCTGTCGTTGGTGCGAGTTTGTCAGTATCGATCAGCGTTGGGCTGGCCTTGGCCAACCCGTCCGCTTTTTTTGGGGCACCGCCAGACGCCGGCGCGACCGGAGCCGGGGTGGGTTTCTGCGCCTGGGTTGTGTCGTTGTCGAGCGCTTGCTGGACGCGGTCGAATGAGCCTTCGAGCGGCTGGACGCCGGTTGCGGTGATGACGATGGGCTGCTGCGTCTCCGGCAGATTGAGCGGGACGAGTCCGCGATCCTCCCGCACCTCGTCGATTGTCCGAATGCCGGACTTCACGTAATTGCTGTCGACGGTCTCTTGCTTTACAGCGTCCAACTCGTCGTCGGTATCGTAGACAACTTCGTAGTCCAAGTAGCCGGCACCGCGGAGCATCATGTCGACGGTTGCCTTCTTCCATTCCAGCCGAGGCAGCAGCCCTTCTTTTTCGGAGGCGTCCTGCGAAGCATCTGCCGACGCGCGATTCATCTGCTTCATCAACCGCTGCGCCGACACCCCGTAGCCGAACGCAATCCTGCGAGTATGCAGGTCATCGAAGACATCGGCAAGGATCGGTTCCTTGAACTCGATGACCTGGTCCTGCTTGCCCGTCTCGGGATCAACGAAGCCTTGCCAGAAGCGGGTCTGCCGGCGCTTCGACAGGTTGCCGGCCGTCTCCGAGTTCTCGAAGACCATCGCCTCCTTCACCTTGTCCATGTCGGCGCCGGGCGGGATAATACGGGCGACGCCGGGGGTTGAACCGGAGGTGTAGAAGGCGAGGACGAAGTTCAGCCGCTCCTGCCCGATCTTGATCTCCTCGGCAAGCTGCTGAGTGATCGACGTGCCGTAAATCTTCGATGAGTAGCTGTTGCCCGGCACGATGTTGCTGGGCCGGTAAAGCAGTTGGTCGGTCGTCAGCAGCAGTCGCGGGATCTGCTCCCAGAGTTGCGAGTACGCCGGATCATCCTTCCCTTGCGGTGTGTTGCCCTGATCGTCGATCAGCCGCAGGATGTCGGCGCCATCGGTCCAGCGCCACTTGAGGACTTTGCCCGAGAGAGTGCGGTCGACTAGGATCGAGGCCGCGTCGATCACCAGCATGTCTTCAAGGACCGGGCGCCACCAGTCCGACCACGGCGTGGTGCCATCCGGGTAGGACAGCATCTCGGTCAGCGCGGTGACCTTCGTGTCCTTCTTGTTTCGAGCCTTCCAGTCGGCGATGGGTTCGCCAGCGACGCGCTTCAGTTGCACTTTCCACGGGATCGTCGTCAGAACGTCCTTCACGTTCTCGATGCAGATGCGGGCCAGCGGGTAGGTCGCCAGTTGCCGGAGATCGGCGAAAGAGATGGGCGAGTCGAACCGCGGGGTTATCTCTTGATTAATGCCCTGCCAAAACGACCATGCGAGCGGCTTCGAACCCGGTACGCCGATCGGTTGAACCGGGTTGAGAGCGGAGGGCCAGTTCTGCGTCGACACTCCGGCGATCTGATGTGATGGTGCGCTGTATGCAAAGTTCCGCATTGCAGCGAATGCGCGCGCGATTCCGCCTAGAGGTCGTCCGCCGGCTCCGGCCATAGGCTGCTACTCCTTCAGGCCGCTTTGGCGGGCGCCGCGTGGATCACGGTCGTGGTGCTGGTCGCCACCGGGTCTTTCAACACCGGGTTCTCAAACCACCGGGCAGCGCAGACTTTGCACGAGTGCTGCACCATCATCTTGCCTTCGACTTGGACGGCGGCGATTGTGCCAGAGCAGTTGCCACATGAGGGGCACGGGGCCGACGGGTCGATCTTCGGGACGACGACCTCGGCGGGCGGCGGGAGGAAGAGGCGGATGATCCAGCGGGCCGCGGCGGCGAGCCAGACGAAGATCATTTCACCCTCGGCTTCATGGTGCGCCAGTCGATATCGCTTCCGGTGAGCCAGTTCCAGATCGGGACGCGGAACCAATCGGGGGCGCGGTTAGCTAGCCAATCCCCCCACACATATTCGAGGAGTAGTTCACGAAAACTGAGATGGCGAGCGTTCATCGGCCCAGCGTTGTGCCATACGGTGCCGTCATCGTTCGTCTTGCCGCCACGCTTCGCATTCCATAGGGGCTCAGACCACGGCACAAGGGGCTGGACGTTGGCGGCGAGTTTCGCTGTGGCGACTTGATTGAGGCGACCGGGTTCCATTATATCCACCCTTTGCGCACAGCCCATCCGCTGCCGACTACGAATGCAAACACCGCAATAAGTGCGGGCCAGCACGATGCGAACCTGTCCGTAAGATGAACGCCCAGCGCGAAGTCGGCGAGCATCAACGTTATGGCTATGGCCAGCCTCATCGTGTCGTTCATTTCGTAAACGTCCCCGTAGCGAAGTTGGGTTTATGGATTTGCGCCGCTGCCTGCCCCCACTGCCGGGAACACTGGCCACACCGCTTACCGCCTGGTATGCGCTGGATGATCGTGCTGCGGCATTCGGGGTTCGGGCACCGCTCCGTCTTGTCATCCACATCCGGCTTCGACAGATCCGCGTGGTGAACCTTCGCGGCTTCCTCGACCGGCGCGGGCAATGGCTCTGGCTCGTTCGCAACCTTGTCCGCCGGCTTCTCTCGCTTGCGCTTCATCTCGGTGTCCTGTCCCTTCAGGTAGTCCGTCAACCCGTACACATAGGACTTACGCTGCAAGTATATCGCCGCCTGGCTTACTGCGTCGCAGATGTCGTCGTGCTTGGCGCCGGGGAACTTCGTGAGCTGCTCGATGACGGTCTCGCACCATGCGGCCGTCCGATCAACAAACCAATCGCCGGCCTGCCACTCCCCGCACATGGCGTACATGCGGGACATCTTCCCGCCCTCGGGCTCAATGGCGATGACGCCGCTGATCTTGCGCCGCAGCTCCTTGACGACCGCCGGACCGTTGGCCTTGTCCTCGACCAGCACAACGCTCGATGCCCAGCGGTTGCGATGGCGAAGCGCCTCGGTGACCGTCGCCGGCATATCGAGGTGCCGGTTCGTGACTTCGAGGATGTACCGTCTCGGGCCTTTGACCCCGATGGTGACCGTCGCCACAAAGTCCGAGGTTTTCTCGTCCTTGAACGCGCAGTCGACCGAAGTGAGAACCATGTCCCATTTGTCGGGCAGTGGTGGATCGAGCTCTCCCGTCGCCGGGTCGCGACCGCCGAAGTACCGAACCTCTGACCGCTTGATCATGTTGCCTTCGAGCGGCGAAGGCCGTTGCTGATACTGCGTCGCCCAGACCAACCGGCGAATCTTCCAAGCCGAGATGACCTCGGGCGGGAAGCGCTTAGGCTGCAGGACCTCGCCAACCTCGCGCGTCACGATGCGGCTGGAGATCGGGAACATCCAGCGCTCGCGACCGCCTTCCTCATCGCACTCGAGCGGGATTGCGAGGTGGGTCCACTCTGGCGGCTTTCCTTCCTTGACCAGCAGACCATCGGCTTCGAGCAGATGGCCCGAGACATCTCTCTCTGAGGTCCGCTGCTCCATCACGATCAAGGCATCTTCCGCCGGATTGTTGAGCCGCGACCTCCAGGTCTCATCGAACCATTTGTGCGTCGTGAGCGTGTCGGCATCCGACTGCGCCCGCTTGGGGTCCATGCCGTCGTCGAGGATCAGGGTGTTGCCGCCCAATCCGGTAGCCGAGCCGCCCACCGAGGTCGCGATCATCTGCGCCTGGTAGTTGTTCTTGAACTTCGTCTTCTCGTTCTGGTCCTTGGCGAGCCAGATCCGCGAGCCCCAGAGGTTGCGGAACCAATCCGACTCAATGAGGGTGCGGCGCATGACCGAATGCTCAGTCGACAGCGTGGCCGAGTACGATGCGCACGCGAAGCCATGTCCGGGCTGCTCCGTCCACACCCACACGGGAAACATGACGGAGACGAGCAGGGATTTGAGAGTTCGGGGTGAAATGTTGATGATGAGCCGGCGCACCTTGCGCTGCTTCACCAGCGTGAGGTATTCGGCGATCAGATCGTAGTGCCAGGACCAGTCGAGCGTTACGCCGGGCTGGACGACATGCCATGCGGCCTTGACGAAGGATGGGAAGTCGCCTTCGAACTGTGCGCACTGCTGGACGCGCTGGCGGTCGGTCTCGTCCATCGCGCGGTATTGCTCGCGGAGTTCCAGCCGGTACCGAAGTTCGGCCTTCTCCTCATCGGTGAGGGCGGAGAGGTCAAGAGTTGGTGTGGCCATCCTCGGTCACCGGCGTGCGCCTTGCGTGCGCATCTGGCACAGTCCGCACTTGCAGCCGAGCGCGTGAACTGGCTTGCGACCGGCTGCGGCCTTGCGCCTTAGCCTCCGCGTCGATCTCCGCGAGTAAGGTGCTGCGCGAGAAACCACAGCACCGCGAGCGCGGCCACTCGAATCGAGATGAGGGTTGTATCGCTCACGAATACAATGTATCACTACTCGCCCCGTTCGCCCGCCTTGCCCAACAGCTGCGCGATCTTCGCCTCATTCTCCGCTGGGCTTACGGCCATGAACGGGATTGCGCCGCCGCCGGGGCCGTGGACCTCGGTGGTCTGGACGGTCTTGCCTTCCACCCGGTCTGCGATCTCCTGCGCGGCCCGCATGTCCCCATTCTCGATGGCGAGGTCGAATTGCTTGATGGCCAACACCTGCGCGTTGGTGCGGCCTTTGAACTTCTTCTCTTTGCCGCTGTAGGGCGCGAGCAGATATTCCCGCATCGCATCGGTGATCGGCGTCTTCTTCGGGCGACCGCCAGGGTTGCCTGAGACGCCGGGTTTGAACATCGTGTCGGGCGAGAGAATCTGGCCCGGCTTGATGGCCGTGCTGGGCAATTTCCGTTTTCCCCTGTTCTGAGGGGAAGCGGATTTACTGCTCGCTTTGGGCGATGTCGCCATACGTCAATACTTTACCGGCTTTGTTGATTTGGTGCGCGACCAGCCGGAACATATCCCGCCGCTTGCGGGCGATCAGCTCAGGGGGACTGAGTTCCTCGGTCTTCTCCGGGCCTTCGTGGTATTCGTGTTTCAAGAGGTGTCCTCCAGTGGCAGAGTCAGAGGTGCAACCACCAAATGATGCTATACCAGCAGGTGGCGAGGCCTACACTAAAGGCCAAGAACCCCCCACCAATCCTCCGGTGGTTGCGGAGGTTGTGCCAACCCCACCACCCAAAAAGGAAGCCTGCAATTGCAAACCCGATCAGACTCCATGGTGGAAGTCGCTCATGGATGGGTTCGTACTGGGAGATGTTCACAGCGCCAGCCCTCGCGGGTTATTCACATCCTGATTGGCCGCGTGGGGCGTCTCAATTACCCGGCAGCCTGCGCAGATTCCCGATCCGACAGGCACTCGCCTCTCACCGCATCGACGGCACCATTCAACATGCCGGGGACTTTCCTCACCGTGGATCTCAATCTTCGCCTGCGCGCGCTTTACGTGTGCCTGATCGGCTTCGCCTTCACCGGGCGTTATGCCGACGTTGGCCAGCATGTCCGAGCGGGTGATCGAGGGCGGGGAAGCCTCGTGGAAGGACCGCAGGGATTCAACCGGCGGGAAGAGTCGCACGGTGATTGATTGCCGGTGCTGGTTCTTGCTCTTTTTCTTGCGCGTGGGGGGCTTGCGATACTCGCCGGATTTGCGGACGGTGACGATGATGTTTGCTTCTCGCACGGTGATCCATTGGCTGAACGAACCGTCGTGCAGCTCAAGCCTGATTGCGGGCGTCACCCTGGCGCGTCTCCGAATCCGGGGATGGCTTCGCCTCAACAAGCCTTCCCATGATCCCGCTTTGGTAGGGGAGTGGGACCGCAACCAACCCCCGGCACGATGGCCGGGACAGATTTATACGCGGTCAACGTTACGGGGATGACTGTAACACTAAACCGGATGGCGCTACAACTTTTTTTCGAGATATACGGGAAACAGGAGAATTATGCACCAAGTCCGACGCTCGACGGCATCGGCGGCGTTCTGGCTGTCGTCGTATTCGAGTGCGCGAATCCAGCCGGCAATGACCGCATCGGAGTCCAGGCCGTCGCCGATGGGTTCAAGGTCTTCCACTGCGTCTACTGAGTGCCTTTCAGGGAGTCGAGAGCGGAGAGGATGCGGTCAGCACA